CCCCGACGCGGTTCCCGTGGGGGAGGGAACATATAACCTTGGGGTTATCGCCGTCGATGATGCGGGGAACGAATCCGATATGGATACGCTTACCCGTTTTTTCGACTTTACGCCCCCGGGGAAGCCGGTCTGGAGAAAATAGTATGGGCTTTGCGCGACTTCTGGCGGCGGCTGTTGCAATTCTTTTCATGATTGCGTTGCTGTGGATTTTGATCGCGGGCAGCACCATATCGTTTGCAGAGGAGATATGCAGCGCCAAGTACCCACCGGGGACAGAGATAACCTTGACGGCGGCACCGTGTCCGGACAGTAACTTCATTAAGTGGACGGGTGATTTTTGTAGTGGAAGTAAGCTCACTACCTGCACGTTCAAAATGCCGGACAAGGATGTTAAGATAAACGCGGAATTCAGGAAAAAACCGATGAAGCCTACATGGCGAAAGGGAATGTGATTAGAGGGAGAAGCGAGTTTATGGGTGTCTGAAGAAAAAAAACCGTATCAAGTTCTCTATGATTACACCGACGTCCCGACAATAAAGCGGTTTGCGCTGTGTGATGACAGGATCCGTCTGCTTATGGGTCCGTTCGGATCAGGGAAAACTTCCGGCTGCGTGATGGAAGTCATGCGTCGGGCGCAGGAGATAACTCCATGCCGCGACGGGATCCGGCGAGCACGGTGGGCAGTAGTCCGCAACACCTACAATCAGCTCAAGGACACCACGATCCGCACGTTCCATGATTGGTTTCCTCCAAAGATATTTGGAGAGTACCGCGTCACGGACCACAATTACATCATCACCAGGTTCCCCGGCGTCCAGCTTGAGATATGTTTCAGGGCGCTTGACCGTCCCGACCAGGTATCTAACCTTCTTTCCTTTGAGTTCACCAACGCCTATTTCAACGAAGTAAGAGAAATCCCCAAAACAATCATTGAAGCCATGGACGGAAGAATCGGGCGCTATCCATCCAAGCGTGACGTGGGAGATTTCTGGCACGGGATGATTATGGACACAAACCCGCCCGACGAGGACTCCTACCTCTACAAGCAATTTGAGAAGATACGACCGGAAGGGTGGCGCATATTTAAGCAGCCCTCGGGTCTGTCCGCGCACGCGGAAAACACAAAGCACCTTCCGAAGAATTACTACAAAAATCTTGCCCGTGGAAAAGAAGAAATGTTCGTGCGGCTCTATGTGCATGGACAGTACGGGTATCTCGTTTCCGGGAAGCCTGTGTTCCAGAGCTACAACGATAATGTCCATTGTGCACCCCATGTCCTCGAGCCGATGCGGGGACTTGATGTTTTGGTCGGGTTTGACTTTGGGTTGCAACCCGCCTGTTCGATAGGGCAGATAACACCGTTAGGTCAGTTACAGGTCCAAAATGAACTCGTGTCTGATGGCATGGGGCTGCGCCAGTTCTGCGAAAATCAGCTTCTTCCGCTTTTGCGCCAGAAATACTTTGGAATGAACGTCATGGGGTTTGGGGATCCTTCCGGGACGTCCCGTATGCCGACGGATGAGTCTACCTGCTTTGAGGTTCTCCAGGGCAGAGATATAGGGTTGCGGAACGTGGTCCCCGCCCCGACTAATGCAATCGTCCCTCGCATATCCGCCGTTGAGCACTTTCTGAACAAGATGAACAGGGGAGAACCGGGGTTCCTCCTGAGCCCCAACTGTACGCATATCAGGAAGGCACTTAACGGCGGGTATCACTACGAAAAGGATTCAAAATCAAATTCAGCGGAAGAATACAAGCCGATACCGGTGAAGAACTTTTCATCACATATTGCGGACAGCTTGCAGATGCTTTGTATGTATATTTCAGAAAAGGAAATGAATGATAAGAAGTGGCGCGCCTTTAACGCCACGCTTACAAGAAGGGACTATCGTCCCGCGTCGTCCGAGGCAGGATATTAACTGAGGGAGAAGGAGTTTTGAAATGGATGCAATTAAGGTGGCATTTTCCAGAAAAGAACGCGATTCCGAGGCCATGCGATCTTTCGGGTTTAGGCTGAAGAACCAGTTTGCGATGAACGAAGCATATCGTCGCCCGAAGGAGCTGGAGTGGCTTGAATCCCTCAGACAAAAGAAAGGGTTGTACGATCCAGAGGTGAGGATTGATCCCAACAACTCCAAGGTTTACCCGAAGTTGACGCGCTCGAAGATCAACATTGTCCTTTCGCGTCTTCACGAAATGCTCTTTCCGGAAACGGACAGAAATTGGGAAATACAGCCGACACCGGAGCCGAGGATCGCAAAGGAAACGGTGAAAGAGATCGCCCGCGGCCTGATCTCCGAGGATCCCGAAACGGGAGAGGACATCATGCCGGAGATAGAGGCGCTAAACATCGCGGTCAAGAAGTATGCCAAAACGACTTGCGATAAAATGCAGAACGTCATTCATGACCAATTGATAGAGATGGACTATTCCGAGGAAACGAAAAAAGTCCTTCGGTCTGGTCTTGAATACGGGACGGGGGTAATGAAAGGCCCGCTTATCACCAGGAGAACAAAAAGACGGTGGGAACCTACCGCGATGGGTGATTACGAGGAGATGGCGCAAACAGAGGAGGTCCCGTTTTTCGAGTTCGTCCGCCTTTGGGACTGGTATCCCGACATGACTGTAACGGATCTCCAGCACACGGAGGGATATTTTCAACGGCACCTTATGACGAAACACGATCTCCGCGAATTAATGAAGCGCCCGGACTTCTATCCAGAGATGATACGCGAATACATGGAAGAACACCCAAGCGGGGATTATACGCCGAAGGCGTGGGAAGTGGATCTTCAGGTTATTGAAGTGGAGGCGGGGCAGGGACGGCTCGGAAGAACCACGACCGCCATCTCGTCTTCAACGATTGACGATGTTGACAGGCAGATCAACCGTCAATTCGGGAAGAAATATCAGGTTCTTGAGTATTGGGGTTATGTTGACGGACACGACCTGGAAGCGTGCGGGATTATGGTGGACGACGTAGAGCTTGAATACGGGGCAAATGTGTGGCTGTTGGGCAATAAGCCGGTAAAGGCGACCCTTTTCGATGGCGCACTCGATAAATATAAGGTGTTTTACTATGAAAAAGACGAAACGTCGCTCTTTGGTGAGGGGCTTGCACGCGTTATGCGGCATTCACAACTCGCGATTGCTGCGGCAGCGCGGATGGTCCTCGACAACGGTGCGTGCGTTAGCGGCCCTCAAGTGGAAGTGAACTGGTCTTTGATGACTCCGGACACCGACATTAACTCTTTTTACCCACGCAAGATATGGTATCGCGAAGGCAGGGGCGTTGATGCCCAATATCCCGCGATAAGATCCATCGAATTTGATTCTCATATTCCCGAACTTATAACAATTATTGACACATTTAAACAGTTTGCCGACGAGGAAACCACCCTTCCCACATGGATGATCGGGCAAATGGCAGAATACGAAACCGCACAGGCGACATCAGGCAGAATGTCTATGATTACTGTGTCGATAAAAGACGTAGTGAAGAACTTTGACGCGTTTACAGAGAAGATTATACGGGACTTGTACTCGTGGAACATGGAATTTAATCCGCGCCAGGACATTAAGGGCGATTACAGCGTCCATCCGCGAGGGGTTTCCTCCCTGGTGATGAAAGAAATCCGCATGCAGGCGCTTACGCAGCTTTCTTCCACGCTTCAGCCGAATGAATGGGACTTTGTTCCAGAAAGGGACTTCATCGAGCAGAAGTTTAAAGCCCACGATCTTAATATTCAACTGCTTACCGAGGAAGAAGTCGCGAAAAAGCGTGCGGATCGCGAACAATCTCAGCAGAACCAGCTTGCGCTCAAGATGGCAGAGGCCGAGATCAAGTACAAGGAGGCCCAAGCGCTGGCGCAGCTCACAAAAGCGAAGAAAACGAACGTGGAGGCGACAAAAGAGGCGGCTACGGTCGATGAAAAGAGCGATCCGCGGCTTATTGAGGCCGGGCTTGCGAAGGAGCAGACCGATGTTGTGGCAAAACAGGAAGAAATCCGGCGCGCAGAGGAGAAGCATGCACAGGATATGGCGCTGAAAGACGATGAACACGAGTCGAAACAGCTAATTGGGGCTAAAAAGGCGGCGCAGGACATCGCCATTAAGGGGAAAGAGGCGGAACAAAGCGTCAAAATCAAGGAAGAACAGGCAAAGGCCGACATTCAGAACAAAAAGATCACCACGCAGGCGGCAGCCAAGGCAAAAAAGGCGCAACCTAAGCCCAAAGGAGGGAAAAAGTGAAAAGGCCTAAACCAAAACCATGTTAAGGGGAAATTATGATCAGAAATATGGAAAAGCATGTCGCGATAAGCGAGTTTCATGCCCTGAAAAGCGATTCAGCGGGTGCCAGGATTGTCATTTTGCTTGACGTTCTCATAGACGAGCTAAGAAAAGAGAATGATACGATAAGTCTGGACAGGCTGGAGAGAAACCAGGGCAAAATAGAGGCGTTTAGCCAACTCAAGGACTACCTTGAGCGCGGACTACCGAAACAGAGATAATTTATCTTGATAATTGTTGTGTTTTATGAAACAATCACCACATATTACCTTTCAGGTAAACGACTTAGAGGGAGATCGGCGCCCTTATAACAAGCTCGATCTTGTCATTTTGCCAAAGGAAGAAATTATTGAAATTATTAAAGCTCTTGATGGGTTGAAGCGCAAATTAAAACCGCTCTTAGACACAAAATAGCTTAAATCTCAATAGTACGCGAGAACAAAGGCTACCACCAAATTTTTTGGGGTAGCCTTTTTTATTTTAACGAAAGGAGCACGTTATGAACGGTTCAGTAAACACCGACGACAGAGGGGCGTTGGAAAATGCTGATCTCAATGATGAGGTGTATGGTAAGGCCTTTGATAAGGCGGCAGAGGCGATGGATGAGGAAAAACCTCCCAAGCCAGCCGACGGTGAAATCGAAGTTCCCGCTGAGGATCCTGCGCCAATAGTGGCACCACCCATAGTGGCTCAGCCGGGCGACGATGATAAGGCAGAACAGCGCTATAAGACACTCCAGGGAATGTTTAATAAAGAGAAGGAAACGTGGGAGTCCGAACGCGCGAATTTGCTCGCACAGGTAGAGGCTGTAAAGAAAGTGCCTGCACCAGCTCCAGCTCCAAGGGAAGCAAGGGACGACCCCGATGATCTCAGCCCGGAAGATAAGGAAGCGCTTGCCGAGTACGATCAAGAGTTTGACCTCGTTTCTAAAATGGAGGGGAAGAAAAGGGATCTTGCGCTAAAAGCACTTGAAAAGAAGTTCCAGAACTTTCTCGATGAGAAGATCGCGGAGATAAATTCCAAGATAGCGCCAGCGCAATCATTCATCCAGGAAACTGTCGCAGAGCGTGTGCGGCACAACGAAGAAGTCCATTTCTCCAGCCTCAAAGAGGTACATCCGGATTTTGAAACTTATAGAGATGATGGAACCATCATTAAGTGGATTGAGTCAAAACCGCAATACCTCCAGAAAAGCATGTTGGAAACATACGATCAGGGGAGCATAAACGATGTAGTTGCTCTCTTGAACGACTTCAAGCAAGAAAACAATATAACCTCCTCTCCCGACAACACACCAAAATCCACCAGAAAGGCAGAGAAGAAGCTGGCCATGACGGCAGTAACGACTCGGCGCGGGGCAGTAAATCCTGCCCATGTAATTGCAAATGATTTTGAAGGCGCGTGGGATGAGGCCCTTAATAGACAAGGAGGATAATCAATGGCTATGACAACCTACGGGGATATTACCCCGCGGACAGCAGCCTATGTAGCAGTTGACCTTTTAAAAAGGGCGATGCCCTATCTCTGCCTGGAGAAATTCGGCCAGAGCAAGAGCTTGCCAGCAAATAAAACGCAGGCGATAAAGTTTCGTCGGTACAATTCTCTCGGCCTGCGCACAACTCCCCTAACCGAAGGCGTTACCCCGACATCTGAGAAGATGTCCGCAACCGACATCACCGCGACGCTGTACCAGTACGGCGGACTCGTGGAGATCACCGACATTATTCGTGACACACATGAGGATCCGGTTCTCCAGGAGGCAATCGCAGTATCCGGGGAACAGGCGGCAAAGACCGTGGAAACATTACGCTATAATGTTCTGAAAGCCTGCACGAACGTATTTTACGCGAATTCCGTCGCCGGAAGGACAAGCGTTGTGGCGGTCATTTCCCGCGCGGACCAGAGAAAGATCGTAAGGTCCCTGGAAAGACAGGAAGCGCAGCAGATCACGAGCATCGTGAAATCTACCCCCGCATTCAACACAGAATCAATTATGCCGGCATTTGTCGGCGTAACCCATGTGGACATGACTTCCGACATTCGTGGCCTTGTGGGCTTCACCTCGGTAGCAGACTACGGTGCTGCGAAGGGGTGGGAAACCGAAATCGGTGCCTGTGAAGATGTGCGGTACATCAAGTCAACCATTTTCTCGCCTTACGAAGACGGCGGATCCACGGTAACAACGGGCAAGTTGACTACAAACTCAGTCCGCTGCGACGTCTATCCCGTCATGTACTTTGGGAAGGATGCTTACGGAATCATCGCGTTAAAGGGCAAATTCGCAATCGTACCCATCGTCATTAACCCCGTTCCTTCCAAGTCCGATCCCTTGGGACAGCGCGGAAGCGTATCGTGGAAGACGATGCAGACAACCGTTATCCTGAACGATGCGTGGATGTCGGTATATGAGGCTGCATGCACCGATTAATCATCTAACCTATGGTAGAGGGCGATGATTAAATAATACACGCGATCCGCTCATCCTAACCGGATTGCCAGCGAAGACGATAAGTTTAGGACTACACTACCTTAACTCTTATGGAGGAACCTTAAGATGACTTATAGAAAATTTGACGATGCCTCTTTGACCCGTGACAATGCGCCCCGAAAGGGATACGACGCATTCCAGCACGAGGCTCTCAGGAGGGCGTTGCAGGGTGTTTTAAACCGTGTCATTGACGGCGATTTTGGTACTGCGGGAACAACCGCAGCGGGCAGAGCGTCAGCTATCGCCACGGGCGTAGGAACAGGCGCCACGGGAGGCGTTTGTGCAGGCAAGGCGGTCGCCGTTCTTATCAACGGACGCGCAGGAACTCGCTCATCGGCCGGATCCCTGTGGCTCCCTGCCGGGACACAGAGCGCGGCAACCTATGTGAAATATCTTATCTGCGGCGGGTTCGGCTCAACCGGTACCTGTCTTGCGGGTAATGAGTCCACTTCGGCTACCGGTGCGTATCTGCCCGATTGCCCGACGGATTATGTGGCACTTGGGTATATGCAGTATTACGCGAATGCGACATGCGGATGGAACCGCGGCGCGAATGTGACTACGGGATCTTCCGGTTCAGCTGGCACGGCGGTCTTTGTGGACCTCGTTCACATGCCGTTCTACGAGCTATAGTTAACCCCCGGGGCGGGACACTCCTTTTTTTGATTAGTGCGCCCG